TATTGCCTGTTAAAACATATATTCTATCTTTTATTTCCCAGTTTTTTTCAATCTTACGTACTGGGGCTTTTTTTGTAGTTTCCATAATATAATATAATATAATTAATAATAGAGGTATGGGGCAGCAAAGCCACCCCGTCCCCTATAAAGTATTAAGCTTTAAACAATACGAAATTGTTTGCACCTTGTACAACTAAACATCTTTCAGATAGATAGTGCATTCTCATCTCATCAATTGGAGAGTTAGAAGCGCCACCAACAGATCCTGTAACCCAAGATTTGTTTTTTCTGTTTTCTGTTTCAGAAGCACGGTAACGTACATGCAAGAATGGTCTCTTGATGTTTTTACCTAGCACTTGATCGTAAACTGTTGAAGTACCAGCAGGAACTAATACACCTTCAATATCTTTGAAACCTCCACGAGTAGAGAAATCATTTAAGTATTTCCAGTCAGTTTTATAGAAATCATAAGAACCACGACGGTATCCTGTGAATCCTAAGTTAAGAGCCATATCTTCGCTGTTGTTAAATACCCCGAAAGAAGTACCTCCAGAATATCCTCCATTTTGCTGTGCAAGAATGTCATCAATTTCTAAAGAAAGATCGCGACCTAAGAAAAGCATGTTTTCTTCGATTGCTCCTTGCTTGTCTAATTGCTTAAGAACAGCGTCAAAATCTGTTAATGCTCCACCTGAAGCTTGTGCTCCAAAGTCAGAATATACATTACCACGATCTTCAATAGCAGCAAAGAATCCTTGAGAACCTTTAGCAGTAGCTGTGATGTTTGAATCATAGAAGTCTAGAGTAGCTCCAGTACCATTTTGCTCAACACCTTCAACCATTGCCATTTCTAAGTAATCTTCCCAACGTAATCTATTTTCGTGCTCAGATTTTAGATACCATAAATATCCAGAAGCTCCGTTTTCAGAAGTCACTTCAATCCATCCGATTTGAGCAGTGTCAGAACCGTTGATAGAATAGTGCTCTTTAAGAATAACAGGGCTGTTCTTAAATGTAGCATAGCTAGGATCTAGCTTTTCAGTAAAGTTAGAAGATCCTTTTGCAAATTCAGAACCATAAGCAAGAGCTGTGAATCTTTCAGTTGCTAGGATAGCTGGAGTTCCAGTTAAAGTTTTAACTTGGAAGTATTGTCCAGATACATTTGTTACAATACCTTTAACAACAGACCCAGTACCTCCAATTCCAGAAGTAGCAGAAGACTGTGCTTGGATCATAACTGTTTGTCCTTTTCTAAAGTTAACAGCTGTTGTTCCTTGAGATGTAATACCTAAGCTTGTTGGCTGAGCAGCAGGAACAGTAAAGTTCATAACTTGTCCACCAGAAGCAGATAATGTAGCTGTTCCAGGAGTAGTTCCTGTAGTAGGCATTGTAGCTGCAGAGCTTAAGTAAATAATGTTAGCATAACGAGTATGCAATCTACCTTGCTCAGTCCAGATAATTTGATCTGAAGTCGAAGGCATTTCTGCTGATACCATACGAAGGAAAGATCCGATAGAGCGATTTCCGTAACGCTCTACTTCTTGTTCGTATACATCAGGTAAAAATTGTTGTGCCCACTGATTAAATGAGCTGTCTGTAAAATCAATATAGTTACCAGTATAAAGAGCTTTGCTTTGAGTTGGTTGCAAAGCTGCTGGTATTCCACTTGTAAAAGCCATTTTTTAAATGTTTTTAAAAATTAATTAGTTATTTCCATTTTATGCGCAATCGATCCGAAGAATCACTTTGTACAACTCTTACTTTATTATCTGTAGGTGCTATGGCTGAATTATCAGTACGTGGGCTCATATCAATATTTTTAGACTTAGCTGCAGCTTCTTTTATAGCATCGGCACGGCCCTGCTCATAAAAATGATTTGCAATTTTATCTGCATTATTAGCTGCAAATAAAGCCTTATGATAATCACCTACTCTTTCCATGTGCCCGTCTTTATTTAAAAACGGTGTAATAAAGTTTTCAATTGACGATTGTGAAGTTTTTACTTTTTCTGTATTATCAACTTTAAATCTATATTTCTTTTCTCCAACTTTGAAATCAAAACCTTTAAAATCATTTTGGAAAAACTTTTCAGATCTAGTATCAAATATTTCTTTTGCTTTTTTAGATTGTTCTTCGTATTCTCTTGCTTCGTTATAAAACTCATAAGCTTTTTTATAGTCATCAGGAATATCAGTTTGCTTTCTTAACTTAAGATCAGCATAATATTTTTCTTTTGAACTATTAAAAAACGTCTGCGCTTCATATAGTCTTTCTTTAAATGCAAGTTGTTTTGCTTTAACTTCAGATTGCTCAGCAACCTCTTCGTCATAAGCAAATTCTTTTTGCATTAAAAAATTTATATCCTCATTATCTAAATGAGGTTTTGTGTTTTTTAAATATTCAAAAACCAAAGTAGTATTATCCATTTTAGAATAATCTCTATTAAGGTTTACATAATCCTCAAGACCCCCGCCGGTTTCTTCCATAAAGCTAATTAACTTTTGGATGTCTTCTGGATATTCTATTTGTTGCGGTTGTTCGGGTTCAGAAATTTCCTGTTGTTCAGATTGTGTTTTTTGTTCAACAACATTTTCTTCAACAACTTCTTCAATAACTTCTTCTAAAACATTTACCTCTTCTTCTTGACTTGGCTCTTCTGTATTTTCGACCCGTACTTCTTCGTCCACTTTTTCGCTATCTCCGGCTGGTTCATCCATAGATACGCGCGTTGTTTCTTGCTCTTGAATGGCATCTTCTTTTTGTTTTGGTGGGCTATCAACATTCACGCGATATACACCGTCGTCTTGAAACCCATAATTAGAATCTACTTCGCCAGCTTCTATTGCTTCTTGCAATACAGCAGCTTCTTTTTCTTGTGTTGAAACATTTTCTGTGCCTTCAACAGCTTTTACTTGTACATTTTCTTCCATGATATAATATAATATAATAATTTATTTTTTACTTCGGCTCAAATCTTGATAAATCAAAACCGCCTAAAACATCATTTCCTTTTGATTCAAATGATTGTTTTGGTTTTTCTGTTTTTGGTGGACCAGAAATAGAGCTAACTGATATTTTTTTGTCAGCTATTCTTTCTTGAGTTTCAGATTGTTTGTCAACCAATTCTTTTTGAGCAGATAATTCTAACTCTTTTAATTTAACATTTAAGTCATATTCAAATTGCATTAACTGCTTTTTAGTTTCAGCTTCAAATTGTAGTTTCTTAATAGATAGTTCATTTTCAGCTGTTGAAATTTGAATAGCGCTTTCGGATTTGACTTGTTGCGCTTGTGCTTTTGCATTTTCAATTTCAATTTGTGCTTTACCTTGCGCTTCAGCTTGAGCAACAGCAGCGGCTTGTGCAGCTTGCTGATCAGTCATTTGCTTTTTAAGTCTTCTGAATTTGAGTAATTGATTAGCAAGTTTTATATTTCTAACTTCTCTAATATCAATTGCATCTTCTAAGAAAATACTTTGTTGAGCTAATGCTGCTTGTATATTGTTTTCTAAAGATTGTTTTTCAAGTTCATCTGGCTGTAAATCTAAAAATATACCAAAGTCGTGTAGATGCAAGTTTTCTAATTCTTTTAAAGAACCTACAGAAAATTGCCCTAAACTTGAAATAAACATATCTCTTGTTGGATGGAATTCTAATATATCCTTAAATCTTAAAGATATTGCTTCTGCCAATGTTTTTGTAATAAATAAGCTTGTCTCTAATATGTGTCTTGTAGCTACATTACTATTAGCAGCTGCCATTTTTTGAACCCCAACTAATGCTTTTGGATCTGGGTCAGATCCGTCTCTTGCTTCATTTAATCCGGTAATATCCCGAATCATTTGTAAATATTGATTGTATGCTCCAATCAATAATTGTACTTGGTTTCCGCCACCACCAGGAAGTTCTTGAATAGGCACTTTGCCTGGGTTCGGATCGCCTTCAACAGTTAATGATCTACCTATAATAGATCCTGTTTGGAAATACATGTTTAATGCTTCCTGCGGATTATAGCTAGTGCCGTTTCCTAAATCAATTTCAGCTAATCCATCAGCATCAATATAAACTCCAGATGGAGTCATTCTTTGTATTGCTTGTTGTAGCTTTAAATGTGTTAGCTGAATTAAATCAGCATAAGGTGTCATTTTAGCAACCAAAGAATCAATTTTACCTTTATATATTCTAGGGGCCGCTACAACATAATTCATTAAAACCTTATTCGCATTAGAATGAGGTCTAATCATATTAGTAGCCTTTTTCCATTTTAAAAGTTTATTAGCTCCTAAAATATAAACACCTTCATATATTACTTCTTGTGCCTTTGCTACTCTTTCAAATCTTGTTCTTTTATCTTTTGGCGGATCAAAAGAATCATCTTTTTCAATCGCTTTTTCAGCGCCAGAAGCAATTTCTTTTATTTTATAAACGTTATTTTCCCACGTTTTCCAATTAAAATATAAAACGTTAACGCTATTATCTGCTGAATCTGTAGTATTTTCTACACTATAATTATTTGAATAATTATTCCAACCGCCGCTTTTATTACTTAAATCTTCAATATCTTCGTTTGATAAACTTGGAAATTGTTTTTTAAGTTCATTTACTCTTGTTGATTTTATTTCGCCAAAATAATAGCAGTCTTGAAAATAAGGATCTTCTGTATATGACCATATTAAGTTTGCGGGATCAACGTAATCCAATTTAACACCATCAGTATTATTAAAAGAATGGCGTGCTGCTCCAATGCCTAATACAGCTATATCATAATCAACACGAGATTTTGTATATTCGTATTTGTTTTGATTAAATATATTTGATATTGCTTGTTCTTGTGCTATTTCTATTCCTTGCTTATAATTAAGCTGCATAAATAAATCTAACTCTTCGCTTGATCCAGGTAATTTTTCTTTTTCAATATTGCGAACATTAGTACCAAGTTCAGCCTCAATTAAATCAAGCATGGCATTAGTATTCATATCTCTTTGAACACCTTCAACATACTTTGTACGTTTACCAGTAGAAATAGGATCTTCACCTACCGCTCTAACATTATATAAGCGGTCTTGCATTCCGTTTACAACAATATCAATAAACTTTGGAATGATTGGTACAGGTTTCCAATCTAAATTAAGATATGATAAATCACCATTAATAGCAAATTCATCTTTATATTTTCTTATTGATTGTTCGCCTCTAGCATATAAACGTAACCTATGAAATTCATCGCGTAAAGCATAATATCTGCCTTGTGATCCGCGGCCTGAATTAAACCATTCTTGTTCTATGGCTTTTGCAACTTGCGTACCATATTCAACAGTTTTTTTCTCTGAATCAGACACTGCCTGACTTGGAAAATTAGAATAGTTATTTTTTATTTTTGCCATATTTACTTAATTAGCACACTTTGATCTCCTTCATTCTTATATCTTGAGAATGAAAAATTAAGTTTTTTAGTTGATCTTTCTTGTCTTGGTCTATATAAATGTTTTCTACAAGCCATTATTGCTAAACCACTACTGATTGAAGCATCATGCGCTGTTCTTTTTGATATATCAAATTTTGCCCAATCTTCTAATGTTCTTTGAAAATACATATTTCCATAATTATCACCAATCTTACCTACGTTTTCTTCTATGTAGGATTCAATTGCTGCCGCGTGAGCTTGACGTATATCTTCAGAAGTATTCGGTATTCCACCAAGTTCAGCTTCTGTTTTTGATAATGCCCCGCGTAATTTATCTGGTCGGTTCATAGAGAAACCTCTATAACCTCTTCTTTTAAAATGATATAATAATCTTGGTTTGTTATTTTCCGCTAGTATTGACATCCCATAAAATACACAAGCCATTAAAACATCTTCAAAAAATATTTCAGCTGTTTGCGGTCTTGCAATGTATTCTAAAAAGAATTTACTAGAAGGAAAATCAGGGTTCATTGAAAAAGTTGTTAAACCGTGTAGTGCCCCATTAGATCCACCACCACCAACTGTTCCTGATATATCATATGAGTCACAGCCAAAATATCCAAATCCTTCATTGCCTGGATATTTTATACCATTCTTTTCAATTACATTATTCCTATGTTCTGCTTTTGGTAACCAGCTTATACGGAATCTACCGTTTCTATTTGGTGTCCAAATAACTTCTGTATCTTTTATTCCATTACGCCAAGAAAAGCTACCTTTAACAACATAACCATTCATTGCCATCTCTTCATTATGATCTATTTGTTCGTAGATTTTTGTAAGATTAAATAATGAATTTAATGTTTCATCTCTAAATGCGTGTTTTTCACTTCTTGGAAATTGTCTATAATATTCATTTAAAGCATCGGCGTCATTTCTTAAACCTTCTACCTCATTTTCCCAATGTTCAATAACTCCTGTATGTATGAGACCGCCATCAATTCCTTCAACCGCTTCTCGTGGTGTATTGAAGACAGGGAAGCCATACTTATCAATGAATCCTTCGTAGCCCCATTCCATAGGAATGAACAAAGCGTATAATCCACTTGTAGTCTGGCCATTTTTATTTCGTGATCTAACGTCTGAGTCATAGTACAATTTTTTAAAATTATCCCCGCCTTTATCTAAAGCATTCGACGTAGATCCCATCATGCATTTGCCAACAATCTTAGCTCCTAGTCTTAAACAAGTTTTTGTTACACGCCAGTTATTTAATATATTATCAGGCCGCTCCCATTTACCAGATTCGTCATGAACTAATAAAATTAATTTTTCACCATCATAACTATTGTCTCCAGTGTTCTTCCAGTCTATTGTTGTATCGAGCCCCTGCCCCGTGAAATCGTCTTCGGCCTCTTTGAAGGAATTTCTTGTGAGCCTCCTCGAGGGTACCTTGTACGATAATTCGGTTTTCGGACGTTCCATTCCGTCCTGTATTGGTTTGAAAAAGAACGGATAGTTGGTCGATATTGGTACAACCTTGTCTGTAAACATCTTCTTAGCATCGGATCCTGACTTAGATAATATTCCAAATCGCGAGTCCCTTGATGTTGTAGCAACGTTAACAGTTTCTGAAGACGCCATGAAGCTAAAGCCAGACCGTCTGTTTTTGAGGTAGCACATTCCATAACATCTGCTATCAGCCTTGCATGCTTCCCAAAAGTAATAGAAGATCCTGTTGGCATGCCTGAAATCCGGTGCCCCCACGTCAATCTTTGTCCAGTTGAGATACATATAGTGTGATCCTGTAATGTAGCATGGCTCACCGTTGCACATGAACCAATAACCATCATTCCTACGAGTAAACTCGGTATCAATATATTTATAGTATTGCTCTTTAGTTTTTTCAGGATGATGTTTAAAATCATGTATGGTTTTTATTTTGCTTAATGATTCAGGTCTTTCCCTTCTTATAAATACCTGGTCTTCTTTCTTTAATTCCTGACCATTTATTTTTTCAGGAGTTTTAGGTATTGCTATCTTGAGACCTTGAATCTCATATATTTCACCAATTGTACCGTCTTTACTTATTACAACGCAATCAAGTTCTTCGTTGTATCCGTACTCGTACTTTTTATGTTTATTATTGTGCTTTACTTTTTTGGTATCAATATGGTCTATAATTATATTGTAGAGTGATTGTGTATACATTATTTTATTCTATCTTCTACTCCAAAAAACTTTACAGACTCTTTTTTATCTTTTGTATTATCTTCAGATAATTCTTCTATCTTTTCTATTATTTTAAATGAATCTTCTATTGCAACCCATTTTGCTTGAGCAGCTATCTTTGCTTTTTCAGGTTCTAGTTCAACTAAATCTATTCGTTGTCTTATAACTTTATCTAATTCTAATAAAGCTACTTGAGCAGCTTCAATTACTTTTTTTCTCGGATCCATAGTTTATTGTTATATGATTTGATAAAATTCTATATAATTTTTGATCCTCTATGCTAAACTCATATTCTGAATCAGGTGTAAACCCTACCACGTCGCCTACGGTAAATCCTAAGGCTCTTAAATAGCTGTTGCTATACACAAGCTCTCCTAATAATTTTCGCTCGCTGTCAGTAGCCCATTTGGAATCTTCTTTTAATGGCTTTACAAAACAATAACCTTCTAAGCAGTTCCATTGTCCATCTCTTTTGTAAGCATAAATTTGATCAGGAGCAACCATATATTCCCTATCTCTTATATAGCTAGAAGAATCTTTTTCATTGCCTCTAATATCAATCCATCTGCGAAATACGTTATGATGCAATATTACTTCATCATTTTTTTGTATTGGCGTTTGGACCATAGCTGGGGTTGAAATAACTTTGCCAATTCTATTTGTAAACATAAAATCGCGTTCTGTTATTTCTGTATTTAAAATAAGCTCTTGCCCCTCTACATCTGTAGAATTATTATATCTTTGATTACAGTAAATAATAAAATTGAAAATTGAACGCATTAGTAGTCTAGGTTGTACTCAACTGAAATTGCCATGTTTTTATTAAAATGTTTCCAAGGCAATACTTCGTCATTTTTTTTAATAAATATATTATAAGTTCCGTCTTCTTCTATGATGTCTGAAATAGTATGCCCACCATAAACTTCTTGACCAACAGCATAATGCATTGCTTCATTTTTATAATCTTGGCCAATTGATATTTTTCTAATTAATTTCATTCTAGTAAGTCCAAATTGTTGTTTCAGGTGCGCCAGGATAACCAATACCTACGTGCACAAAGTTATTTTTTCTACTTATACCTATTCTTTTAAATCCAACTTCAATAGCTGCTTTTACTAATTTAAAGGTTGCCTCACCACCTACACAAGCAATATCAACTGCAGCACCATAAGTATGTTCGCCTGGTTTTGATTTTTTAGCTTCAATTGGATGATCAGGAGATCTATAAGTTGATGTTAACTTAATTGGAAAACCATAAGCTTCTCTTAGGTTGTCAAGCATTTCTAAAAGCTTTGGATCCATTTTATCAAATTCATTAAATTCAGATTCATTAAAGTATTTCATTGTATTATTTTTTAAGTTTACTATGTATATTAATTAAAGTATAGACAATTGTTAGTAATAAAACCCCTGTCTGTAACGCGGGATTTAAACCTTCTGCCAGCGGCGAGCTTGCTATTAATGCTGTTATATTTATACCGTATATTTTTAAATCTGTCATTTGTGTCTATTATTACCCATAATTTTTTCGGCACCGCGTGATCCAAAATATCCTATGAATACAATTGTCATTAATTCTTTCACTGTGTCTAATTGTTCTATTTGCATATACCATCCAATAACAAAAGCTACTGTTAAAAATACTAGCGTTAGCGGCCGTACATTAGAAGCTAGCCAAGATCCAGATCTTGCATCAGCAACCCAACGACGTGTTATGCCATCAATTTCAGTTCTTTCTAATTCTAGCTTTTTAAGTGCCAATTCTTTATCAGCATCTGACATATCAGATCCACCAATAATAGCTTGTATTACAGAGCCTACAGGGGTGTCTCCTGCGATTGCACCAACAACGTTAGGAATTTTGTCTAATAAAAATTTACCAACGCTGGTATCTTTAAATTTCTTTTTTTCCATTGTTTATGCTATTGCTAAGTAAATGTATGTTGAACCATTTGAGTTAACTTGCCCTTCACCAGCCGTTCCAGCAGGCGCAACTAAAGAAAAACCTGTGTCATCAAAGTCAACCTGTATAGCCGGATTTCCAGTAGAAGATTCTACCGCACTATCATTTGCTTGTATATTTAAGTTTGCAGGATTAGATGGATTTCTAATGCTATCAACTATATTCCATCCTTCGCCTGATGTGTTTTTTATCATAACCCATCTTGGTCTAAAACCTGTAGTCACATCATTATTAGGTTGTCCAGTCCCTGTATAACTTCCCACTTTCTGATAACCATCTACTGAATGGAAAAAATATCCTATATATGGACTTCCAGTGCCATTTGTATGGGGTTGAGCACCAACGGTAACAATGCTTGAATCTATTGCGCTCCAGCGAGCAGTGTCGGTTGCCTTTGCAGCAGTGCTATTTAAAATTAAATAATCTCCTGCATTTAAGTTAAATAAAGGCGCTTGCCATTCTCTTGTTCCATCCAATTGTTTTATAAATGCTAGTTCGGGAGTTGAAGATAATCCGTGTCCAATTGTCTGGGACGCAGTTTCATTGCCTGTCCACTTTACAATACTAAACCCTGCATCTTGATTTGCTGAAACAGATGAAGTAATACTGCCATCAGTATTGCTAACAGCTGTTCCCCCCGCTTTCCAACACCAAGCTACAAAATCTATATTGGTTTCATTAACATTTGCAGAAGTTCCAATTGTAAAGCCATTTGAATCAAGACTTGTAATCCTTGCTGATGAAGTTGCTTCTGCATTTGTTAAGTTAGTACTTAAATAATTGTATTGCTGCTGAACAGAAGTTGAAAGCATATGATTTCTTGCCGATCCTCTTGACTTTATCCAAACCAAATCAGGTTCAAATGAAGTTCCTACGAAACTTACATTTGTAGGTGTTCCGTCATAAGCGTAGAGTACATTTGTTGCTGTACCGTTTAAAAATGCAGGGTTAGAACTACTATTATAATTTGATACTATAGTGCTATCAGAAAGTACAGAATCATAATATCTAAATTGTGATATATTACCATACATACTTAAGGTATTGTTTCTTGCAGATCCTATTCTTAAATCATCTGTCAAGCTTGTTGTTGATCCAGGATTAGAAGACTGTCCAGTAATTTTTTGACCATTAACCCAAAAATAAATACCATTTGTGCCAAATGTCATTGCAATATGATACCATATGTTTGCTTGCCAAGTATAGCTTGGTTGAACGTATTGAGATCCTGTTCCCCAGTCAAAATATATAACGTTATTTCCAGGTCTAACTAATAGACATAATTCTTCTGAAGCATCACTTGATCCCTTTCCAACTATAGCATTCCATTGGTTTGTTGTACTATCCAATTTAAACCAGGTTTCAATAGTAAAGTTGCTATTAACAATATCTGCTGTGTCTGGTATATTAACATAATCCCCAGATCCAAATTTTAAAGAATCCCCATCAAGTGTAGCACCATATATTGTTCCATCATTTCCATTTGTAGTTAAATCTGACCAAGTTGATCCACCACTATAAGAATCTTCAACTAATGTATTTAGATTAATTTTTAAATTTGTAGTATGTACATTATCTATATAAGTAGCTGAATTATTAGCATTCCCTTCTAATTCATACAATGCAATACCACTACCATCATCAAATATATCTGTAGTTGATTTTGTAGCTGATGCTGACGTTTCCCCGTATAAGGTTGTTATTTCACTTGATGATAGCGCTTTGTTAAATAAACGCATTTGATCTATTTTACCGTTAAATGAGGTGCCTGGATAGCCATCTTGGCGCCCAACAATTATTGGTTGAGAATTTCCTGAATTAATTGTATTAGTATTGCTAAAAGTTTCAGCTACCCCGTTTATATAAATAATTGTTTGAGTAGAATTTCTTACATAGGCAATATGAAACCAACTTCCCGTTGTAATAGTTGTAGAAGTAGAAGTCATAACATTGGTACTACTACCATATTTTTCATAAACAATTAACTTAGTATTATCTGCAGAGCCATTAAAGCCAAAGAAATACGATTGATTAGTTGAAGTAGAACCCCATTTAGAAATTATGCAAGCATCACTTTGAAATGACGATACATTTATCCAAGCAGATATACTGAAATCTTCAGAAGAAGCATCAAAAGGAGTTGTAGATGTAGAGTTAATTGTTATATAGCTACTGCTACCATCGAACAGACCAGCTGTGCCAATATATCCAGATACACCTCCAGTGTCTTTTGCTCCCTTTTCAAATTCATATAAAGCTACACCAGAGCCGTCATCAAAAATATCAGTTGTGGATTTAGTTGTTGAAGTATTGTTTTCGCCGTATAGTGTTGTAACCTCAGATGATGATAATGCTTTGTTGAATATACGTAGTTGATCAAGACTTCCTTTGTAATATTGTGTAGCCGCTGAAAAATTTGCACCAATTCTTAAATATTGTATTCCGCTTAAATTAGTTGTATCAGATATTGTTGCAGTTAAAGAGCCGTTTAAATAAATTCTAGCTCCATTAATTATATCATATGTAACGCATAAATGATACCATTGGTTTGCATTTGGAGTAACTATTGTCGTTTCATTTCCGCCTTGAGTACGAACCGTCAATACACCATTATTCCCGTAACTTGACCAAACCTGTATTCCATTAAAAGGTGAGCTTGTCGTTGTAGCTTCTTGGTATATACCGCAATAACCTGAAGCATTTGTTTGTTGCGAAGGATCGTATTTAAACCAAAATGAAATTGATTTTGAAACAAATGAAGAAGCAGAAGTTGACAAATCAATATAACTACTCCCATCAAATTGCGCGGCAGTACCAATCTTACCCTCTATGCTTTGCGTTGAACCAGTACCGGTATAAGTATTGATTGTAAAGTTTTCTGTACTTAAAAACTGTTTTGTAACAGTTATAGTAAATGTTCTAGGTGTAGCTTGGCTTTCATCATCTGTAGCAGTTACAGTAAAAGTATATAACGTATCTGCAGTTTCTAATGTTGTTGTACCATCAATATTAGCGCCTGTTAAAGACAACCCAGTTGGTAATGCTCCATTAGTAATACTAAAAGTAATTGTACCCGCATCAGGCTCTGTAGCTTGCAGGGTTATAGTAGATATAGTTGTATCTGAAGCAAATGTACCTA